GACGTGAAAAACATGATCGTATGGGCTTGAAGGCATCGCGTTTTATAGAGCAGTTCCCGAGGTGGTACATGTGGACGCACAAAAAAACCCGAACACCTGATCAACGGGTCCGGGCTGTATGTTTCCTGATAATGGTATATAGTGACACAAACCCCGTGAGAAAATGACCAACGATCCTGTTCAAAAATTAGCCGAAGAGATCCGCCGTGACCCGTTACGCTTCGAGCGGTATCGAGTAGGCGCGGGCGCGCCGTTGTTTCATGCCGACACGGCCAAGGAAAAACTACTACGCGCGGGTAATCAGTGGGGCAAGACACGCGCCGGCGCTCGTGAAATGCTGTGGATCATGACAGGAGATCACCCATGGCGCGAAGTTAAAAAGCCCCCGGTACGGGGTCGAATCGTTACCTATTCATGGGCGCAATCCGTAGAAGTACAGCGCCGGGTGAATGAGATCCTGCCGAAGTTCATGGTTGAAGGACATGATTTTAATGACCAACGCGGATACGTTGGGGCAAAGATCAAGTTAAAAAAAGAATACGGCGGCTCAATGGTCGAGGTCATGACAGCAGGTCAGGACAGTATCGCCCATGGTGCGGCGGCGCTAGACTTCGTTTGGATAGACGAGCCTCCACCCAGAGGACTATATAGCGAATTGATAGCGCGCCTACTCGTGAAAATCGGAACATTATATATAACCATGACCCCGATCGGGCGGCCCGTTGACTGGCTACTCCATGAAATAGAAGAGGGCCGGCTATCGGATCACCGGTTCGACTTAACGCCGGACAATTGCCCGCACCTTGACCAAGAACAGATCAATTCTATTGAGTACAAGTATTTACCGCACGAACGGCCCCAGCGGATGCACGGACATTGGCACGGCGAAAGCCCTGATCGTTTCTTCGAGGCGTTTAGTCAACAGGCCGTTACCGATGAACTACCGCGCGGCGAAGTGTCGATAGCTATAGGCATAGACCACGGTGAAGGCGTAGGCAAAGAGGCCGCGATCTTAATGCTGTACACGGGCGACGAGTTCCCGAAAATTTGGATTATCGACGAATACCGCAACACAAAACGCACGGACCCGGACGAAGACGCGGCCGGAATTTTGGAAATGTTGCGCCGCCATGACATACACCCGGGCGAAGTAGATCTAGCCGTCGGCGATATCAACACAGCCGGCAAGGGTGGCGGCGGGATCAAGGTTAACGACGCGCTAGCGGATGCCGTACGGCGACAAACCAAAACAAGAAACGCGCCTTTCGTGATACGATCAGCGCGAAAAGGTCGGGGATCGGTCATGTATGGCAGTCGCTTAATAAATTACGCTTTTAGACGTGGGGATCTTACAATACACCCGCGTTGCAGAACCTTGTTGCATAGTTTCCAACACTTCAAAGGCAACGAGGAGGACTTAAAACACCCACTAGACGCGGCGCGCTACGCTATAAGCGCCATACTTGGTAATAAGAAAGGCTATTCCCGCTTTAGATTCGTACAAGGGGAGATCTCAAACTATGGAAGACAATAATATATACAATCCGCCGCTAGTGGATGACCCCTATGATCAAGACCGGATCGAACATAGCCGCCTGAGATACAGGCTACTAACGGGCGCATGGGGTGAGGATTTAGAAGAGCACATAGCGCGCGAAATCGGCCCGGTGCGTCGCCGCTTTTTCGGTTCGTACGACACATCTAAAAACGTATTTCGAAACGTCGTTAGCCAGTTGGCGATCTTGTACGATACCGTGCCCGTAATAAGCCACGAACAAGCAGGGGCGGCCGAAGAACTTACGCGCATTGTTAACGAGGGCGGCTTGTGGCAGTTTTCTGGCCAACTACAACAAATCACGATCGGGCTCCGTGAGGGCCTATACAGGTTCGACATGATCCGGCAGGAAAACGGAAACGTCCGGCTAATGGTCCGGGTGGTCTCGCCGGATATGATCACGGCAGATCCCGACATCGACGAACCCGATCGGCCCGTTAAAATTTGTGAGTACCGCCTTCGCATGGTCGGCAAGGAGTACGAGTGGACCAAAGACGAACTATCGATCGAGGGTGAGCCGTACTATCGCGTTTTATCCGCCGACGGTTCGGAAGACCTTAGCGAAATGTTTCTAGGTAAAGCGGGCGGCCTATACGGCGAAGACTACCCGTATTATTCCGACGGCGAGCCGTGTCTACCTTACGTGCTCTATCACGCGCAAAGAACCGGACACCTCTTTTCCCCCTATTTCGGTTACGAACTGGTAAACGGGACATTATCGACTGCTGTACTTTGGACCTTCTGGAAAAATTGCGTGAAGTCGGCCAGTTGGCCCCAGCGCTACGCCGTAGGCGTACGACCGGCCGGGGGCTTTATGACCGACGAAGATCGCAATATGGCGTACATTCCGACCGATCCCGCGTCGCTTTTAAACTTCGAGCCGTCCAGCGACACCACGCCAATCCTTGGCCAGTTCCAGCCCGGATCCGATCCGGTGGCTTTAGGTGAGGCGATCCGGGCATATGCGGCCGATCTATCCATGGATTTCGGCATCAGTGAAACGGATCTAGCTCGTTTGGGCGGCTCACCCCGTAGCGGCTACGCCATTAGCCTAAGCAAAGAGGGCGTACGAAACGCCCAACGGCGGGCGGAACCGCAATTTAGACGCGGCGACCTTGAAAGCCTCGGGAAAATCGCGGCCTTTTATAACAACGCCACCGGCGCGACCCTACCCGAAACCGGGTGGCAGATAAACTACCCCGGCGCGCCACTTAGTAGCGAAGAGAAGACACAAGCCGTCGCCGAATGGCAAGCACTTAGCGAGATGGGCGTAGCGTCACCGGTTGATCTGTACATGATGATCCACAACGTGAGCCGCGAAACCGCTTCGCGTGAATTAGAACGGATCGCACTAGAGCGATCGAGATATCAGATCTAAGGAGAATAGAAGATGTCCGAGCAAGAAACCCCAAACCAAACACCCCAAACCGAACCCGCCCCGGAGGTTCAAACCGTGCCCTATGAGAGATTCGCCCAAAAAATCGAACAGGTGCGCGCACTAGAGGCGCAGCTAGCCGAACAGGTCCAACAACTAGAGGCCGTCGGCGAGCTAAAAACCGCACACGATACGCTTACAGAGACGCTCACCAACGAGCGCGCCGAGTGGACGCAAAAAAGCGCGCTATACCAAGCGGGCATAATCGATCCCGAAGTCGCCGAGCTAGCCCGATGGCGCTTCCAAAAAAGCGGATCGGAAGACTTCGCGGAATGGCTTAAAAACGCGTCTACAGACGATCCCATTTTAAAAACGCATCTACACACGCCCCAAGCCGTACAACAAGCAGCGCCGGCCGAGCAAGCCCCCGCACCGGTTGAAACAAAAACCGCACCCAACCCGAATATTGGAACAAGAAGCGCGCCACCGCCCCGAGGAGAGTTAACCCCCGAAGCGGTGCAGAATATGAGCGTGGAAGAACTAAGGGCCAACTACGGCAAGATCGCCAAGGCGTGGGGCTTCGCACCCCGAAAGTTTTAGATCGAGGGCGTGGCGGCTATAAATTTGATCCCCTTCGTAAAGGCTTCGATCATTTCCTTAGCTTCGTCCTCGGGAAAAATTAGGTGGTACGATAGTTCGCCGTGGTCAAAAAATTCGAGGTGAATTAACTTTGTACACTTTGAGATCTTGAGTGTTTGTGATGGGTCTACATCAATTTCGACTTGAACGGTGGTTAACATAGGTTGCTCCTTGCCCCCTTTCGGGGGCGGTTTGTTTTTAGAATCGGGTTTCTAGTCCGGTATGTGTTTTGATCACGTCTTTTAGGTTTGAGACAAACACGCCCGAAACGTCGGCTAGGATTTCCGTATCCTTACCGGCGCACATTTGCCGCACGGTCGGAACCTTTGAAAAAGTGAGGCTATAGGTATCATTCGCGTCAAGCGTGATTTTTAAGTGTGTGACCTTTTTGGAATTGCGGCCTACTTTAAGCGCGAGCGCGTCCGGGTAGGCGATCAGGTTCTTAGCGCCGATCATGTTTAGGGTGAATCCTAATTGTTTTGAAATTGTCGCGGCTGTGTTTGTCATGGGGTCGCTCCTTGTTGGTGTCTAGAACTTAGCAGTTGTGATAACTATGGTCAATAAAACAGGCAAAAAAAACCCGCGAAAGGATCGCGGGCGGTTGTTTTCTTATTCGATAAATTCCACGAAATCGGGGTCGTCTTCCGCGCAGCACTCGGAACAAATCCACGAACCATAATAAGAAAATAAGTCGACATTTTCTTTATCACACTGTTCACAATACTCGGGGTCTTCTTGGGACATAGTGTCGCTCCTTGCCCCCTTTCGGGGGGCTGTTTGTTTTTATACGGCTTGTGCTTGCTCACAAAATGATTCGAACGAGTCGGCAGCGTCCCGCAAATCCCAGCGCAATTGCTTAACCCGAGACGCTACCCACTTGTCTTCTTGGTCGTTGGTGTGTTGGATTGCTTGCAGCGCGGCGATCATTTTGGAAAGTGCTGTAATTTTGTCGGCGTGGAATTGCTTTTTTTGTTCGTTTGTCATGGGGTCGCTCCTTGTTGGTGTCTAGAACTTAGCAGTGGTGATAACTACTGTCAATAAAACAGGCAAAAAAACCCGCGAAAGGATCGGGGGCTGTTTTGTTTAGTCGTCCCAAATCTAATATAAACAACGTTCCCGATAATCCTCATACACTTCGCGTGCGCCGTCTAAATCGACGCGAAAATGCTCGATTAAATTACCGATTGTTTCTTTTTGGTCGGCGTTATCGGGCTTAATGGTTCGTAATGCGGCGACAACTTTATATAAAACCGCGACCTCGTTTTCCCACTCTCGTTTTTTTGCCTCGTTTGTCATGATGTAGCTCCTTGTTGGTGTCTAGAACTTAGCAGTGGTGATAACTATAGTCAATAAAACAGGCAAAAAAACCCGCGAAAGGATCGCGGGCTGTTGCTTTTAAAAAGGTTTTTCACAATACGTTTCGAACATTTCCGCCGCGTCTTGTAATCTGGATCTAAGGGCTTTAATTTCAAAGCCTATTAGCTTCGATTCACCGGCGTTTGTGTGCTGGATAGCGTGGGGCGGTGAAACGGGTAAGCTAGTCGGCTAGAGTTCTATTCGTTAAGTTTGTTTGCAATCTCTTTGAAATCTTCGCCACAAGCATATACGAGCAAGCATTTATGATTTAAGTAATTGAGCCCCAACGCATTAAGGGCTTGCGCCACTTCATTCAGCGTGTCTTTTAGCAACCCAGCGGTGTTAAAGTCTTGGTGATCGGGATCCAGCAACTCAACCAATCGGTTCGATGCCGATGTTAGCTTCTGTGCTGCTGTAATGATTTTACGTTCTCTGGCCATATTGTCCTCCTTGCCCCCTTTCGCGGGCGGTTTGTTTTTAAAATTAGGCAATCTGTTCGCTAATAAATTGGTCCAGCCGTCTTATTTCTTCGTGTGCTATGTGTTTTAAAAACAAATCGTCTACAGAAACGTCGCTGACTAAAACAAACGGGGCATCTCGGTTTGATATATATAGCTTAATTTTTCTAGCGGGATCCTCATAGCGTACGCACTTACGATCCCACTCGGGTTGTCCGCCCGTGGCGGTTATTTCAAAATTATATTTTTTAATAATTTCGGTGACGGTGGTTAAGTGTCGGTATCTCATAGGCTGCTCCTTGTTGGTGTCTAGAACTTAGCAGTGGTGATAACTACTGTCAATGAAAAACCCGTCTAGGGATCTTTTTTGTTTTTCGTGCTATTGTTTGCCTACGCCCACCGGGTCGCGTCGTTAAAAGCGTAAAAAGGGCCGAAAAACTAAAAAAACACTTTCTACCCTTCTAGGGTTTAGGGGCCTTTTATGCCTATTAGTAACGCCAGTTTGATCCCGAATTTGCGGATCGCTACCGCGCTCGACGCTGCGCTTCGTGTCCTTTTACATGACGAAATGTCATTACGTACAACCGGATCGATCGTAAACCTTGGATCTATCAACGGGACCGGCTCGGCCGCTTCTACTATTCGTTATGCAGGTTTAGACGGGTACGATGCTTTTGACAGCGTCGGTGAAGTCGCCGTAGTTGCTGAAAAGGCTTTTGTCACTGCATCGGCTCAAATTGCCGTAGGCCGTGCCGCGCTTCGTCGCGATATGTCCGACCTCGCAAACATTACGGGATTTGCTCAAGACGTAGACCCCGCGCGCCTAGCTGCAAGCATGGTAGGCGGCTACGATCAGTATTTTAACGAACTAGCGGCGGCCGCCATCAACACACTTCCTACCGTTGTAGGGTCGGCCGGTGTCGATATGTCAACGGATGACTTCTATGACGCGATCTTTGCTCTTGAAGCGGCAAGCGTGCCCGGGCCTTACTATTGTTTGTTAAACCCGGTACAGATCGGAAACCTACAAGAAAGCCTCCGAGGCGAAGCCGGCGCGGCTCAATTCATGCCGGCCACAGCCGAGATGTTGAAAATCCGCCCGCAAGGCTACCAAGGTAACTTTCTTGGCGTGGACATCTACCGATCCGATAAGGTCGTAGTAGACGGCGGCGGAGACGCACATGGTGGTATGTGGGGCCTCGGCTGTATGGGCTTCAAGAGTGGGACAATGGCTAACCCCCTTGGCGGTGTCGTTACATCACCGGGCGGCGAAATCGTTGTAGAATTCGAACGCACAGCAGCGGCGGCGACAACGTCTATCGTTGGGCATGCCTATTTAGGTTTAAGTGTGATCGAATCGGCGCGCGGTGTCCAGCTACGAACCGACGGCACCTGATCCCCCCAATTTTGACACCCTCCAAGGACCCTACATCTGGGGTTTTTGGGGGGTTTTTGGGGGGTGTCAATCCCCTTTTACAAAACCCCAAACAAGGAGCCGATCGTGGCCAAGACATTTACCGGGCGCACAGTAGGAAACCCGACCGAAAACCAAAGAATAAACGCAAACAGGCAGCCAAAATTTTTATTTATGTGGCACCCCGAACACTGGGACATCATAGAAACGGCCGACGGTTATGAGTTACTGCCTATGCTTACAAAATTCCAATTCATACCGGGCTTAAACGGCGTGAAACACCTACCCGGCGGAGGCATCGACAGCACGGCGGCGCGTGCGGCTTTTATGGATCAAGGGTGGGTTTTTGTCGCTAACGAAACCGCCGAAGACGGTGGTTATCTTCGCGAATTTGACGGCCGCAACGGCTCGATCTACGTTGACAAGTGGAGCACTCCGCGCCTCATGGGCCACGGTGGCCGCGCCCGCGTCATTTGGGAAACAGACAAAGACGGCTTTAACGAATACCGGCGCTCCTTGTTAACGAGCGGCGTTATCCCGCAACCCGACCCGGCCGCGCTTGACTGGAAGATCGAACTATTAGAGAAACGATCGGCGCGTAAAATCAAAAACTCGCATATCCCAAAGGTGGCCAAAGACATCGAAAAGATCGAAGAGAAAAAAGAGGCGGTGAAGACTGCCAAGGCTACGAAGAAAACCACCGCGCCGAAGCGTAAACGCGCCCGAAAAAAGGCGGTGGACGCATGAGCGACGAAAAAAACACACGCCGCGCCATCGAAAACGTAGCCCAACGCATCCAGACCGAGCAAAAAAAGCAAGGTCGATCGATTACCTACACGGACGCGCAAAGACAAGCGCGAACGATTGCGGTAAACTACAAACGCAAACAACAATAACGGCGGCATAGAGCCGCTATAGGAGATCCCCTATGTTATTCGCTCAACGATTCAGAAAGGCCGCGTCATTCGTCGGCATTGGCGTAAAAGCAAACGCGCGCGAACTAGACGCAGCCACGCCCCAAATTTTAAGCGGTGCCGGAGCGCCTACGGCTTCAGTAGCCGATGGTTCTTTGTACATTCGAACCGACGGCACGGCGGCGAATGATTCGCTATATCAACGGATCGCCGGTTCGTGGGCCGCGCTTGATACGCGGACGCTTCCATAAACATAACCGCCCCCGAAAGGGGGCTTTTTTTGAGGTATAAACCCCATGGCTTTACTTAGCAAAGACGAACGCGACACACTAACGCCCGATGAAAAGCGCGCACTACGTAAAGAGCGACGCGCGAAACGACGCGAAGAGCGCGGCCCCGTACTCGGGATCAAGTGGGAAAAACTTGAACCACTAGCCGAGGATCTGATCCTCGAAATCGCCGGGGATTTACTACCCACCGGAGAGGAGAAAATGCAGGAAGTAATAGACGAATTGGCCGAAAAGGCAGACGAGTTTTTAGAGTGGAAGGGCCTCCCGGTGGTGGTTTCGGTGGCTTTGGAAGCTATAGACGGCGTTTTTTTAAGGGCTATTGCACGCGGAACACTTCGCCCAATGGTTCAAAAAGTGTACGAACGGCTCAAGGCCGAAGGCAAACTAGGCGGCGACGATGCGGCCTAGCGTACTAGAGCAGATCGAAAAGCTAGGATATAAGGTATTCGACGGTGGCCCGTACGATTTAAACCTGTTCGGTATCCGTGCAAAAAACCGCACGGCCAACGAATTCGACGACATGATCGGGTGTGCATACTTAGACGGTAAAACGTGGCGCGTTCAGTACTGGCCGGCGACGACCGACCCGGGCACACTAAACGGCGAACTGACCACGAAAAACCCAAAGGGCGCGGCCATACTTGCCCCGGGCCAGTATCGATCGGCCTACATTATAGGGCCACACGGCTCGACCAAATACGCGGCGTTGTTACAACGGGGCAAAAACCCGGTGACCGTATACCGGGACAACACCGGAGATACTCGCCTAGACTTCGATC